AATCTGCACGAAGAACCGATACATTACCAACAGGATATTGTGGAAATTCTCTTGTATCAAAATCTTGTAATAAACCTTGAGTAACTACTTGAATAGAAGGGTGGTTATCCATAATCGTTTTGAAGTAATTCAAAACGTTATAGTATAACGTATAGTTTACACCCGAATTATGTATTATTGCTCCCATGTAATATTATAGTTGAATGCCACCAAAATATTGGTTAGTTTGGTCTGGATAAATTTGTGTTTGATTACCAACTGATTGTAAGTATTGTGGAATGTTGTTTGAATATGCTATCAGATAATTCTGTAATCTAAGTGCATAATAATCAGCATTCTCTTGAGCCTGTTGTTTCAAATAATCTATTTCAGTTTTAGTAGGAGCTGTTCCTTGTTCTGATTGTTGTTTAACTGCACCATTTGATTTAAATTGTACAGAAGAAAATGGAATATACTCTACACATGCATACCAAATTAAAGTTGGTTTGATATGGTCATCTAAAAGGTCTTGATAATAGGATGATAAAGAACTTACGGTACCAGCAATGATTTCTGCTTGTAGGTATTCATATAATACCGTACCTAATAAATTCTTTAAATACTTTACTTGTGCAGTTACCATGAAAGGTAACAATGCATCGGCATCGATTGCACCCTGTAATGGAGTATTCTTAATAATATCGTTTCTTGTTATAAAAAGTGCTGTTGCCATATTATATATTAATTAAATCTATTTTTAAAATGTCCTGAATTAGTACCATGGGTTCTGATGAATCTTAGTTCTTCATCATCACGATTAATGGTTTCCTCTTGGATATTCCCATCTTCTTCATCTGGTGTTGCCATTGAATCGTTTACCTCATCCTCAACTTGTGCAATTGTTTTATCAGTTTCTTCTGCAGTTTGAGAAAGAATTACTAATGGAGTTAATTGTTCAAAGTATAATCCTAAATCTTCTATTCCACCTTCGTTAAGTGCAGTATTAATAAAATTCAAAATTAAATTTTGGAATGGTTGTATCGTCATTGTTTGTAAAATAGAGAATGCTGTTTTCATCTCTTCTGATTGAGATGAAAACCCATTGTTTGCAGTTCTAATACCAAACAAAAGAGGTGAAGTAATTTTATGACCTACTAAGATTCTATCTTGTGCATATTCTGCAATGTATTGAAACTTCTCGTGTAGATTATCTATCTGAATTGGTGTTATAGTAGGTTGATTTTCTTTATCATCATTAAATGATACCATGAATCTACCACCATTGTTTGTACCAGTAAATTTAGCATACAATAAATCTTCTATTGTTTGTCTTTCTTCTGGTGCAGGAACTCCATTATTGAAATTAATCATCATAGTAGGCAAGAACCCATTAGTGATTGAATTTAAATGAAGGTTAGATAGTTCACCTTCTGCAATTGCAAACTGAAGAGCAGATACCCAATCAGGTAAAGAATAATAATATAAATTAGGTTGATAATCTTTAATATATAAGATTTCTCTTTTTTCATCAGATGTACCAAATGCTGGTAGTTTAATTTTATCTCTTAATTTTCTTTGGTCATTCCAATCTGTACAATAATAGTAATTTTGTATTCTTGTATTATCGTATAATTTCTCAGCACGAAGAGTTTGTACAGGAATATGGAACATCTTAATTATCTTTGTATGTTCATCATTCCAATATACTTGATATGCAGCATTACCATAAAGTTTCAAATCAAAACAAACTCTTTTAGTTTCTTCTTGTGGAATTATCTTTTCAAATGCTTTTTGTAATTCTGGGTCAGTTGTATATAATCCTTTACCAAATATTAAATCTGCAAGATTGTTTACTGAGGTTGCATTAGTAGTTGAATCTGTATATGACATCACTACAGCTTCCCAAAAATCATCTTGACCGAACAAACCGAACGGTACCCAAGCATATCGTGTCTTAGTATCTTCTGATATGTGTGGTAAAACCGAATCTGAGAAGTTTACTACACTAAATTTAGCATCTCTTTTAATATTGTTTGTATTCATATTATGTTAAAATTATATACTGATTTTGTGATGTGTGAGATTTGTATGGATATTCTCCATTATCCTCAACAGGTATTTGGTTTACATAAGCTGGTTTATCTATTGATTGTGATGTGAAGAATTGAAATGAACCATCCCATACTGGTTCGAAATATCCTGAACCAGTTACCCAAGGTGTTAAAGTAGCTCTAAATTCATTACCAACAGGCATATCATTTGTCATGATATCTAAATTCACACTAAATGAAACGAATGATTCGTATTCAGAATAACTCCATTGACCTGGGTTCAATAATGCACCATGGTTCTCCAAAGTTGTCATATCTTGAATAGTTAATGCTAAATGTGTAGCTTCACTTGATATAGCTGCTGTTCTGATGGTATAATCGTTGTATCTATCTTTGTAATAAGTAAGCATTATCTCGTATTTATCTTGTATTATCTTATATAATAACAATGCATTTAGTATAAATAGTTGAAAATAAAAAACCCCACCTTGTGAGTGGGGTTTTGGAATATATATCGGAACTCTATAAGAATAGAGTATTACTCCTATATATCAATTCTATACTGAATTATGAATTAGTTCCGTACACTATTGTTGGTTGTGCAGTTAATCCTGCGAATGCATCAGAAGTTGTTGAACCTGATAAGAATGAAGCTGGTAACTTTTCTTGACCGGTAAATACTGCTGAGTAACCATAAAGGTCTCCCATAGCTCCACCAGTAGAAATTGTTCCTGCTGTCATATCAGCACCTTCTTTTTCACCAACTAACAAAGCATCTCCGTTCATTGTCCATACAACAATCTGTGGTCTACCATAAGCCAACAACTTCAATTGGGTTGTCATTTCATTGGTTAACTTCTTCAGATTCAAAGTTAATTCTTGAGAGAAGAATGTAGTTCCATTATCTCTTGAAGTATTAACGGTTTCTGTGTATGAAGAATTTCCCTTTAATTCATAATAGTATACTGTTGAGCCTGAAGGTAACGCTGTTACCTCACCATCTCCATTTTTCGTGAACGAACCAGTGGTAAAGTTCAGAAAGTAAACTCCTTGAAGTCCACCTACTGAGTCTTTACAAACTTCATTACGTCCTAAATTTATGTTACATGCCATACTATTATAATGTTTTGTTTGTTAGTTAAAATTAATATGCACCGTAGTAAACGATGTCTTGACCGATACCGAACTGAACTCCAGCTGTATATCTCATGATAATACGGTAGTTCTGTGAACCATCCAGATTAGCCATGTCAAGAACACGAACTTCGTTATGGTCTGAAAGCAATCCAGTTCCGAAGAAAAGATTTGATTTCTGAGCTGCAACAATCTTGTCATCACTCATACCAGGACAAAGAACGATTTCAATACCATTGAAGTTGAATGGTTTTTCACCAACGTTCATTTGGTTGTTCCATCCGTTAGCTCCTATAGCACCACCGGCTAATGCCTGCTGATATGCCTTAGCAACTTTAGTACCAACATAGATTAACAAATCTTCTTTACCATATACTGCAGATGGAACAGATTCTACAACAGCATCTAACTTACCAAGTACGTTAGCAGAAGTTACTGAACCAGAAACGATAGCTGAACCTGTAGCAGCTGGAATAACTGCACCAGCACCACCAGCAGCGATAGAAGCTGAGAATAAAGTTTCGAATCCTAAGAATGAACCATTTGAAGCAGTTCCTTGCCAGATTGAAGTTTCAGTAGCCTGAGCAACGTTTCCAGCAACATAAGAGATTAAGTAATCATTGAATGATGCAGGGATAGTATCGAATGCAGAGAAACCTAATTGTAAAGATTCCCATGAGTCAACGAATTCTTGCTTACATAATTCAAGGTTAACTTGTAGTTCTTTTGGTTCTAATACTCTTTCAGAAAGAGCAACTGAACCAGATGTTACGAAATCACAAGAAGCATCTTGTACGATTCCTGATACGTCAAGTTTCTGAATTACAGATTTGTACTTAACGTTTGGTTTAATGGTTACTAACTTGTTATCCAAGGTCTTAGCAGAAAGAAGCGCG